GTTTTCTTTTTGCAAAATTGTAAATAAAAATTTTTTCTAAGCCTGTGCAGTCAACTGCACAGCAGAAAGTGAGGAGAGAATGGGAAGAACCCGCTTGCCGCTCTCCGAACAGAAGGGTGATCTCACCAAGGAGCGAAGAGCAAGACTTGAAGCGGAGCAGGACCTTGTCCGCACGCCTAAGAAGTATATCCTCAAGGCTCCGACCTGGCTCAGCAAGAGAGCCCGCAAGGAGTATCGCCGACTGATCGAGAGTATGGCGGAGATGGATATGCTCGGCGATCTTGACGCCAACAATCTGGCGGCTTACTGCAACGCCTGGGACAAGTACCTCCAGGCTGAGGAGGAGATTAAAGAAAAGGGGCTGCTCATAGAGTCCCCGAAAAATCCCAAGTCGCCGTATCAAGCTAATCCTGCTATCCAGATACAGATCAAGCACGCGAAGGAGATGCGCGAGTTCGGCAGGCAGTGTGGCCTATCAATTGACAGCCGCTTGAAGTTCGCAGCGGCGAAGCTGCCGGAGATAGAGGCAGACATCACCGAGGAGTTCGGCGATATCTGATGACGATCAGGCAGGAGCTTGAGCGATACGCGGCAGAGTGCATTGACGGCAGACGGGTAAGCTGCCGAAAGCACCGATGGGCTTGCCAGCGCTTCCTGGCAGATCTTGAAAAGCTTGATACTGACAACAATTATCCGTACTACTGGGACGAGGAGCAGGCGAGGGCTATCGTCAAGTGGTTCCATTACCTCCGCCACTCGAAGGGAGTCCTCGCCGGTAAGAGCATCGAGCTCATTGCCCCGCAGCGCTTCACCCTCTGCCAGCTCTACGGCTGGCGGAGGAAATCTGACGACCTCCGAAGGTTCACCAAGTACTTCAAAGAGGTAGCCAGAAAGAATGCTAAGTCTCAGGAGCTCGGCGGCGTCGCCCTCTATGAGATGTCCTGCGGAAGCACCAAAAACGAAGAGCACTATGAGGGCTACTGTGCAGGTACCAAGAGAGAACAGTCCAAGATCATAGTTGACGAGTGCAAGCTGATGCTCAAGAGGAGCCCGCTTGCACGGAAATTTAACTGCACGGCAAATAGAGTCGTACATCGGAAGACAGGCTCCTTTATCGTCGCCCTCAGCAAGCAGGACGGACAGAACGGAGACGGTACGAACCCCGCCTTCCTGATCCTGGACGAGTACCACCAGCACACGACAACAGAATTCTACGACCTCGGTCTCGGCTCCAATACGAAGGAGCCGCTGCTGCTTATCATTACTACTGCCGGCAGAGACCTCAATTGTCCTTGCTATCAGCAGGAGTATATGTATTGCAGCGACGTGCTGGACCCCGACAAGCCCGATATCGTCAACGACGAGTATCTCATAGATATCTTCGAGGCAGACACAGACATTGAGCTGAGCGATAAGACATACGACAAGCTCGTGGAGATGGCAAACCCGGTCCGTGCATCGTATGCGGCTGGCCGTAAGCTCATGCACGACGACTACGTCATAGCTAAGGAAGTCCCCGAAAAGCTCATATCCTTCCTCACCAAGGTGTTGAACGTCTGGGTGCAGGCACGGAATAACGGCTATATGGACATGGCAAAGTGGAACCGCTGCAAGGTCAGTGAGCTTCCCGTCGATATCAGAGGACTTCCCGTATATGTGGGCTTCGATATGTCTGCGAAGATAGATCTCACTTCGGTGAGCTTCATAATACCCTACAAGGACACAGACGGCACCGTCAAGTATATCCTGTTCTCGCACTCGTTTATCCCGAACCGAGAGAAGCTCATGGAGAGATGCCGCGTTGATAAGATGCCATACGACGCATGGGAGCGCAACGGCTGGCTGACGGTGACGAATACCGAAATCGTCGATCAGAACGCCGTCATGAACTACGTTCGCGGCTTCTGTAGTTCTCAGGGCCTCGTGATACAGTCTTTGTGCTTCGACCCCGCGAACGCGAGCAAGCTCATGCTTGAGCTCAGCGATGAAGGCTACGATGTCGTGGAAGTGTACCAGTCACACAAGAGCCTGAACGAGAGCACAGCAGGCTTCCGCGAACAGGTGTACAGTCAGAACGTGGTATTTATCAACAACCCACTGTTGAATTACGCGATAGGAAACGCCGTTATCCGCAAGAATAACGGCCTTATAAAGATAGACAAGGACGCAACGAAGCGCCGAGTGGATCCGGTGGACGCTACTCTCTGCGCATTCAAGCTCGCCTTATATCATGTATTCGTCACTGCTCCCGTAGACGTGGACAAGTGGCTGGAAAGTGAAAGCTGGTGATAAGATGTCGCTGTTCAAGCGCAGAAAAAAGATAGCCGACGAAGCGGAGAACACCACGGAGCAGGCAACAGAGGAAACGACTGCCGACACGGAGCAGGAACAGCCCACGGGCGTCGTGACGATCCAGCAGCTGAATGAATTCTTCGACAGACAGGGCTTTTCAAGCGCTCTGGCGAAGAACAACCTTAACGCTGCGACGTACTACGCTTGTATGCTGATCCGATGCAACGCCCTCGCGAAGGTTCCCTTCAAGGTATACGAGAGAGACGGCGACGGTGCCAAGGAGTCGGATCACTACCTCAACAAGCTCCTGAAGCTTCGACCGAACAGGTTCATGACGGCCCATGACTTTTTCTGGGCGTCAGAATTCCAGAGGCTGAGTACAGGGAATACGTTCTGGGTATACAGTTTCCGACGCGGCAAGATCGAGGAAATATACATCCTTGATAGCAACTATGTAGAGATCATAGTCGATAATGCGGGCATACTCAGCTCGCCAAACTCGGTGTACTACCTGTACACTGACCCGCGAAGTTCGCGGCAGGTGATATACACGTCCGACAGGATAGTGCATCACAAGTACTTCTCGACTGACGGCATCAAAGGCAATTCGATACAGAAGTATCTTGTCGATGTTCTCAGTCAGGAGAAGTACGCACAGCAGGTCGTGAATGAGAAGTACAGTCACGGTTTGCAGGATCCTATCATCGTCACCTATACGGGCGACCTTGACAAGGTGCGCAGTGCTCAGATAAAGAAAAAGTTCGCTAACCTCGCCGGTGCTCAGAACGCCGGTACAGTTATACCGATACCGACAGACTTTGGTGTGCAGCAGCTGGAGACGAAGCTCGTGAACTCACAGTTCTTCGAGCTCAACGGGCTCACTACTCGACACATCGCGAACGCCTTCGGTGTCAAGAGCTTCCAGCTCAATGATATGGAAAAGAGCACCTACAGCAACATCGAGCAGCAGAACAGAGCATTCTACAGCGACACGATGCAGAACGTTCTCACTGCTTACGAGCAGGAGGCGACGTTCAAGCTTCTTAGCTCCGAGGATCAGGAAACGAAGTTCATTCAGGCGAATGCAGACGTTTATCTGCGAGCTGATATCGAGGCTCGCTACAAGGCATACCAGACAGGCATCACGGGCGGCTTCTTGCAGATTGCAGAGGCCCGAAAGCGTGAAAATCTGCCGTTCATACCGGGCACCGATAAGCTTATCATCGGCAACGGCGCAGCCATTCCGCTGGATATGCTCGGTTCGCAGTACGATAAAGGGGGCAACAAGTAAATGGAATATGCTGACACAATAGAGATCACCTTCAAGAGCGGCGAGACCATTGCCTATAAAGAAGGGGAATGAGACGACTACGCTTACGACGGCAAGGCTGTTATCGTCAAGCAGAAGGGTGCATGGATCGGAATATATAACTTCGACCATGTTTTCAGCGTCGAGCTGAAGAACAACAAAGCCGTAGACTATGTGCCACTATAAGGAGGTGAGAAAAACGAAAAAGTACCAGTTCACTCAGAAAGACAAGACAGGCACAGTCAAGGACTGTGGCTATATGATCTATGACAGTGCAGACGATGAGAGCGCAGAGCTCCGCTTCTACGGTGACATCTGCTCAGCTACATGGATCAGCAAGTGGTTCGAGGAGGACAAGTGCCCTCAGGACGTCGCCGATTTTCTCGCCGAGCTTACTACCGAGGGCGGCGGACACAAGAAGCTTGATGTGTATGTCAACAGCGGAGGCGGTGACGTCTTCGGCGGTCTGGCTATATACAGCATACTTGCCCGATATCCTGGCGAGAAAATCGCACACATCGACGGTATTGCCGCAAGTATCGCGGGAATTATCCCGTTCGCCTGCGACAAGGTCGTAGCTCCTAAGTACGCTCAGCTCATGCTCCATAAGCCTTGGACGTCTACATGGGGTAATGCTAACGATCTCAAGAAGGCAATCGAGGCGCTCAACGCCTGCGAGCAGTCCATCATCAACGTATACAAGGAGCACGCGATCAACGGCACCACTGAGGATAAGATCAAGAGTATGATCGACCGCGAGACCTGGCTGACTGCGGAGCAGGCGGCAGAATACTTTGCAATCGAGCTCCTTGACGCAGAGCCTGTCGCTGCCTGTGTATCAGACAGCTACAAGCGGTATATGAACACTCCCGAAGCTCTCCTGAAAATCAGCGAGAGCACTAAGCAGACCGAACCTCCTATCCCTCAGGAAGGTGAGGATATCAACAATCGCAAGAGAAAGCTACAGATGTCACTCGATGTCCTGAAGCTCCTCAAATAAAACATAAAGAAAGAAGGAAAACGATTATGTCGAAAATCGAAGAGATGCAGGCTAAGCTTGCAGTAATCATCAACACAGCTCAGGACTATCTCGACAAGGACGATCTTGAGAACGCTGACAAGATGCAGAAGCAGGCGCAGGAGCTTGCTGACAAGATCGAGAAGCAGAAGGCTCTTGATAAGCTCTCAGCGGGTATCGAGGTGCCTCAGGCATCTCAGGCAACCGAAGGTACTAAGACAAAGGAAAACGCTTCCTTTATCCGCGCAGCTCTTAAGAAGCTCTCGGGAACAAAGCTTACAGAAGCAGAAGATGCTCTGCTCCTTCCATCGGTAACATATCCTAACGGCGAGCACGGTGAGGGCTATATCCTTCCTCAGGATATCCGCACCAAGATCAAGGAGAAGCTCCGCCAGTTCAGAAGCCTCAGAGAGGTATGTGGTTATCTGAAGACCACTGCTCTCACAGGTAGCTATCCTTCAGACAACGATGAAACAGAAGGCCTTATCGACTTTACAGACGGTACTGACGGCACATATGCGACTGATCCTGTATTCAGTCCTGTGAGCTGGTCGCTCAAAGAAAAAGGCGCTTTCATTAAGATTTCCAACACACTTCTCTCGCTTACTGATAACGACCTTATCGCCTACATAGTGAGAAGATTCGCAAAAAAAGCAGTTATCACAGAAAATGCTATGGCAAAGGCAAAGCTTGAAGCAAACAAGACTGCAAAGAATCTCAGCGACTGGGCAGCACTTAAGGCTTCAATCAATGTTGACCTCGATCCTGGTTCACTTTATAACACAAAGATCGTAACCAATCAGGACGGCTTTAATGTGCTTGATCAGGCACTTGACAAAAACGGAAGGCCTGTACTTCAGCCGGATCCGACACAGTCTACACGTAAGCTCTTTATGGGCTATCCTATCGAAGTATATTCAAACGCTATGATTCCGAGCGATACGACTAACAATGTCGCACCCATTTACTACGGTAATATCGAGGATGGTGTACAGTTCGTCGACCTCGACAATATCTCATTCGCATCCTCAAAGGAAGCAGGCTTCATGAGCAACACAACAATCTGCCGCCTCATCGAGTGGGTGGATGTTGTTCAGGCTGACGCCTCCGATAAGTGCTACTGCTTCGGTAAGCTCGCACTGGGGGAATAACGAGCGAGAGTTCTGAGGCCCTTGCCGCCGCTGATACCAACAGCGACGGTGAGCTGTCGCAGGAGGAACTCGAAGCCCTGACAGTAGATCAGCTCAGAGCTCTCGCTGAAGAACTGGAAATCACACTTACAGCAACCAAGAAGGCTGACATCATCGCCGAGATACTCGCGGCGCAGGAATAAGCTCTACTCGTCGGAAAGGAGGACCTCATGGAGCTATCACTTATAAAGCAGTTTTTAAAGGTCGACTTTGACGACGACGATAATATCATTGAGCTGATGGCAGATGTCGCTACCGACTACATCAACGCAGCAGTCGGATCTTGTAATTACGAGGACGCGAGGGTAAGGCTCCTCGCCCTCGTAATTATCACAGAGCTCTACGAAAAGCGCAGCTACTCCGTAGAGAAAGCAGGCGTTAAAGCACAGTACACGATAAGATCTATCATAGCGCAGCTGCAAGCGGAGCAGGAGATGACCGACGATGAAGCTTGAAACAGATGTAGGGCGCCTGAATAAGCGCATCACGATACAGCAGGCAAGCTCGGAGGAGCAGTTCGACACGATCGGAAATCAGCTTCCTGGCTGGACTGACTATCACTCATGCTGGGCCGCAGTGACGGGCGACTCCGACAAGGAGAGCTACACTGCTAAGGAGCCCCGTGATAAGGCAGTCAAAAATTTCAAAATTCGCTATTGCAGCAAGCTTGAAGACATGACAACGGATAGCTACCGCATCAAGTACAGAGGACACTACTACAACATAGTAAGCATCGACAACCTCGTCGAAGCTGACTCTTTGCTTATCATCAAGGCTCAGAGGGAGAAAGATCATGAATGAGATCATTACCCCGGATGAGTTCGTCGAGGCTCTCGCCGAGGCGACCAGAACCATGACCGAGGAGGTCGTGGAAGAGATGGAAAACGGGCTTGTCGATATCGCTAACAATGCGGTCGAGGAGCTCAAGCGTCTCTCCCCCGTCTATAAGGGGAGCAGCAAGAAGCTGAAAAAAGGCGACTACCGCAAGAAGTGGAAATGTATCATCGAGAAAGAGCGTGGCGTCACGCGAGTGACGATCTATAATGCGAAAGGCGGTCTCACGCATCTGCTTGAGAACGGCCATGTCGTCAGAAACGGGACTAAGAGAGTGGTCGGAAACGCCGACCCTATACCGCATATCTCGATAGCCGAGGAACACGCTGAAAAGAAAATAGACAAGCTGATGGAGGGGCTGTGATGGAACTGAAAGAGATCCGCGACAGGCTCTTGTCGCTTGGCTTACCGGTAGCATATCTGAGATTTAAGAAAGCTCAGAAGCTGCCGTTCATCGTATATTACGAGTCTGGCACCGAAATAACAGGTGCCGACAACTACAACCTTTATCGTGACGTTGAAATCACGATAGAGCTTTACACCGAGGACAAGGATCCTCAGCTGGAGCGCAGACTGGAAAATCTCTTCCGTGAGGTAGAGATCGACAAGGAAGGCGATACAGCACTCGAGGACGAGGAAATGCTGCTTACAGTATTCTCGTTCCGCACAATACAGTACATAGAGGAGGAAAATAGCAATGCCTGATAACACTACATACAGACAGGAGAAAGACCGTATCGCTCTTGGTTCGGTGGATGTATATGTCACAGAGTGGACCGGTACAGCAATATCGGATATTCCCGAAGATGCTACCCTTGAGGTAGACGCTAACCTTATCGGACGCACCAAGGACGGTGCAGAGTTCGAGTATCAGACCAACTACTTCTCGGTCAAGAGCGATGACGGCAAAGCGTCGCGCAATGAGATGACCGACGACAACGGATATATGAGCTATGGTATGATCACCTGGAACGGTGATACAATCTCGAAGCTCATTGAGACAGCATCGGCAACAGTCTCAGGAACAGGAGCAACAGCAAAGCGTCGCACCTTAATCGGCGGAGTTGCTAACGCTAACGGAAAGACATATCTTTTCCGTGCGGTACACAAGGACAAGGTCAAGGGTGATGTACGCTACACGATGATCGGTAAGAATATCAACGGCTTCGCAGCATCATATCGTCCCGGTCAGCCTACAACGATCACTCCGAGAATACAGGCGGAACCGTTCAGCGACGGCCATCTGCTCGTTATCGACGAGGCAAACGTGGACGCAGGAGCATGATATGAGGTACGAGGTACTTGAGTACTTCGAGGACAAGCAGGATAATCGCCGCAAGTATTTTCCTGGTGACGCTTATCCGCGCAGAGGGCTCAAGCCCACGGCAGAGCGTCTCGAAGAGCTCTCCACTGATAAGAATTGCCGTGGAGTGCCCCTCATCAGAGAGGAGCAGAAAGAAGATAAAGAGACTCAGACCGAAGCTGAGTCATAGTATAAGGCGAGCTTCGGCTCGCCTTTTTTATAAATGGAGGAAAAAATGCAGGCTTTTCAGTCCAGATTGGGGAAGCAGCTCCTGACTATAGGAATACCTACCGTCAGAGAGTGTGACGGGCTTTTCTCCCCAGTAAACAGCTATGAGAAGATTGACGCCGCCGAGAAATACCTCTCGCGGAATATCGAGGGGATAACAGTGCGAGACAAGCTCTCAGCGCTGGATATAATTGCGCTCGAAGTCAGGCTCGGAGCATGGCTCGCTCAGATCAAGGAAACGCCTGCATACAAAGCCCCGCCTGTGCAGTCAACTGCACAGACTGTACTCCCGTATGACTGCACCACGACACACATCAAGGCAGTAGCAGAGTATGCCCGCATGAGCTTTCCAGAGGTCTGGGATCTGCCTATCACGGACTTCTGGAAGCTGTTCCGTGATGCGATCATATGGAACTACAGCCGCACTGCGGAGGGTATCGACCAGCTGGAACACGCCAAGGCTATGTCAGCGACCGAGCCCGACCGTGAGAAGCTCGGCAGCAGTCCCGCCATAGCAAGGAGGCGAAAGAATGGCGAGTAAGAAAATCAAGGGTATCACAATACAGTATGAGGGCGATACCGTCAAGCTGGAAGAGGCGCTTAAATCCGTCGAGAGTAAAGGACGAAAGGCGAAGACCGAGATGTCCGAAGTCAATCGAGCCCTCAAAGAAGCACCTGACTCCGCTGTACTCTGGCAGCAGAAACAGGAGCTGCTCAACAAGACACTCGAAAGCTCTAAGGATAAGCTCAAGCTCCTCGAAGACGCACAGGAAGAAATTCAAAGGCAGTTTGACAACAAGTCAATCGGCGAAGATCAGTACCGTGCATTTGAGCGTGAACTTGAAAGAGCCAGAGCTGAGACAGAGAAGCTCGGCGCCGAGGCTGAGGACGCAGGAAAGCACGTCGAGGAGCTGAGCGGAGAAGCAGGAAAAGCTTCAGGCAATCTCGATAAGATGGGGAATACCGCTGAAAACTCTGCCGAGGGCTTCACAGTCCTGAAGGGGGCTATTGCTAAGCTTGCCGCCGACGGCTTCGAGAAGCTCATGTCCTCCACGAAAGAGGCATGGGAAGAGATCGACGAAGGCTATGATACCATCATCAAGAAGACAGAAGCCACAGGACAGAGCCTTGAAGAACTCCAGAGCGTAGCTGATAGCGTTTTCGGTGCCCTTCCTGTCGAGATGTCAGATACCGGTGCCGCCGTAGGAGAAATCAATACAAGGTTCGCAGCAACAGGTGACGAGTTAGAAAGCCTCACAGCGTACTTCCTCAAGTACGCCGAAGTGAATGATACACAGGTTGCAGGCAGCGTCCGCAACGTCTCGGGCATCATGAAGGCCTTCCAGGAGGACACCAAGAATACCGGCAGAGTTCTTGATACTCTGACCGACGTAGGGCAGCGCACAGGAAAGGACCTCAGCAGCCTTGAGTCAGAGCTCCTCAGCAACTCCGCAACCTTTAAGGAGCTGGGACTTGATATCAGGCAGTCCGCGGAACTCCTCGGACAGTTTGAGGCAAACGGCATCGACACATCAACGGCAATCAAGGGCTTGCAGAAAGCACAGCAGGAAGCGACTGCCGATGGAAAGACGATGACGGAAGCACTCGGCGAGACTATCGAACGCATCAAGGGCGCCAAGGATGAGACTGACGCTCTCCAGATAGCGACGGATCTCTTCGGAAAGAAGGGCGCCGCTGCTATGACTCAGGCTATCAGAGAGCAGCGCTTTAGCCTCGACGATCTCACCGCAGGCTATGACGATATGCGCGATGTAGTCTCTGAGACCTTCGAGGCAACTCAGGACGCCCCAGACAAGGCAAAAGTCGCGCTGAACAACCTCAAGCTTGAGCTTGCACAGCTCGGCGAGGCAGTCCTGCCGAAGGTGGAAAAGATCGTCAGCAAGGGCGTTGACGACCTCCCGAAGATCATCAAGTTTGGCGAGGAAATGCTCCCGCTTATCAAGGGAGTAGGCGCTGCCTATGCCTCATGGAAGATAGCCAGCACTGCGCTCAAGGGAGCAGAAGCTGTCAAGGGACTTGCCACGGCCATGAAGACAGCCGACGGAGCGCAGAAGCTCCTCAACAGCTCTATGCTTGCAAATCCCGCCGTAGCAGTCACAGCAGCAATTGTCGGTCTTACCGTCGCAATAGGTGCTCTTATCGTCGCTCAGAAAGAGGAGACGGATATATCTGCCGAAGTCGCTGAGCAGTTCCGAGCGGAGCAGGAAGCCGCAGACGCTGCCCGCGAAGAGATTAAAAAGATGAAGGACGACTTTAACGATCGAGCACGCGATATCGAGAACGAGTCCAAGCGTACCGAAGACCTCTGGAAAGAACTTGACAGCCTCGCAGATGCCTCGGGCAAAGTCAAGGATGCCGACAAGAAACGAGCTGAGTATATCCTCGGCGAGCTCAACAGTGCTCTCGGCACCGAGTACACCATGACCGGCAATCAGATTGAGAACTACAAGACGCTTGCGTCAGAGATTGACAAGGTGATCGAAAAGAAAAAGGCGCAGGCACTTGTCGATCAGTACATGGCGATGAACTCGGCAATGATGCGGCAGAACGCAGAAGCTCAGGCGAACTATGAAAAGTACAACAGCCAGTATTCCACCGCAAGAGCTGAGATGAGCACAGCGGAACAGCAGTATCGGGCTCTTGCAGGTGACGATATCTCCGCTGAGGACTATCTGAGGCAGTATAAGGCTTCCCGAGCGTTTGGCAAAAGCAACGATGAGGCATGGGGAAGTGACGAAGTCGCCGCTGCTGCACAGGCATATCTCAATGCTAAGCAGGCAACGATTGAAGCTGGAGACCTCCGGCAGAATGCAAAGCAGGCATTCGACAGCACCATCGACTATATGCACCGCCTTGATGACGCAGAAAAAGCCTTTGCAGAGGAGAGGTACGACGATGTCAAGGATATCCTTTACACCGAGAAAAACGCGAATAAGGAAATCCTCGAAGATACGAAGAGCAGCCTTGACGAAAGAAAAGAAGCATACAAGGCAAGCCTCGAAAAGATATACTCGGATATAGAGCTCTATTCCAAGAACTGGCGGCAGAAGGAAGCTAACGCCATCATGCAGGAGATGGGCGAGGTCGTAAACTCCGCAAGGCTTGCGGGGCTTGACGCAAACGAAGCCTTTGACGAGACTTTCCGCGAGAACGTGCAGAAAATGCTCGATGACGGCTTTGACATAACCGAGCTTGCTAAGTGGGCGAAGGAGGC